GTTGATTTGCTTCAAAGGATTGCGCCCTTGCATTGGAATTGGGTAAACTTCTATCTTTAAGAGTACCGAATACACACGGCATGTACTCTACACCTAACATTCGTAGGTTTTTTTTACGAGTACGGCCGTCTAACAATTTACCTGTTGTGATGTCGAACACAGGTGGTTTTTGTGTAGAATCCCATCCATTGTGTTCAAAGTCTGCCTGCAATTCTATTTCTAGTTGTGTACCACCGACACGAACACCAAGATTGTCATCTTCATCTTCGTCATTTGAAAATGCAGTAGAAGTCCAACCCCAGTGGTCAACTTGGAAATTGGTTAATTGTGATTCTATTTGGGAAGTTGTCCAGTCCTTTTGACATGTTGTTAAAGAAACTGAGTGTGATAAAATATTTTTTATATCATCCATTTGAATGACCTTTCTGTTTTATTGAGCGTATGCTCGGTTTGAGTCGTATCACTATTAGTCTGAGACTTAGCGTGATTTGACATGGTTATTTATAAGTATAGTAACACATGATTCGTTTTTTGTCAAGTGTTATTACATATTTTTATATATGTATTCCAACGCACGATCCGCCTCTTTTTCAAGTGGTCGGTTCTCATACCAATTACCTGTTTCCTGATCCAGTTCTCGACATAGATCTGCGATCTGTCTCGGTGTAATTGGATATTCTCTTTTGGTTGCATTCCCAGCGGTTGCAACCATTATTTGATACATCTTGTAATACCAACCACCATCAGAGATAGTTTTGTATTCATTTGAAAGTTTCTTGGGAAAGAATGGACAATCACGATACGAGTTCCAGTGTACGTCAGTATTGGTCAGTTTACTCTTTCTGTGTTCTAATGCAGCCGCCTGTAACTCTGGTGAGAGTCTATCTAGGAAACTGTCTGTTATTCTTACACTACTGTAAGGATGTTTTCTGGTAAGACTATCAATGTCAATACTAGAACCGTGGTTACGAAAAATAAAATTAAAAGCGTTATTATACGTCGCTGGAATGTAATACATTCGAGACAAGTCCTTACATTGTTTGTCACCAACTGATCGTAGTTCTGTGTTGAGAGCGTACCAGAATGATCGTATCTCATCAGATACAACAGGTGTTCCAAGTTTGAACACAATTCTGAACTTCGGATGTTCACGAGTACTAGAAGCGGTACTGTAGCAAACATACTCCCAATGGCCAAACATACTATGTAAATCATCTTGTAGATCTCCCTTGACAACATAATCGTCTACGTCTACTGCACACCAACCAGACCATTCAACCACAGAATCATTCTTGCGAGTTGTGTCTGGTTTGTATGTAGCAGGCGATATTAGTTGTGCATCTTTCTTACTGTTTAGTGGCAGTTCGGATAACCCATACAATGTGTGGACAAAACTTTCCCAGTCAACAAAATCCATTCTCTTATGGGTTTTGTTGTCAAAGATTGTCTTAAACAATGTAAGGGATAGACTCATATGTCTCCGGCAGCCTTGTTGTTAGATTGATATACATCGAACTCGCCGCCTGGATATCTCTTCTTCAATTTCTTTACATTATACTCTATTACGTCTTCCATGTCAACACCGATGGCACGACACATATTCATAAAGTACCAAGCAATGTCACCGAGTTCTTTAATCATATGATCCTGTACATCTGCATTCATTTCTTTACCGTGAAAGATTAGTTTTTTGACAATCTCATTTAACTCACCCACTTCACCCGACAATCCGATTCCAGATGTCAGTAGTAGTGATGTATTCAAATGCCACTCACCTTCAAGTTCACGCAACCTAAAGATCATTGCCTCTATATCATTAGAGGCATCACTGGTAACTTCACCAACAAAGTCTCTGTACGCTTTTAAATTAATTTGTTTTTTTTCTTCTTCTAGGCCCCAAGGCCCAGATGCCCATTTTGCATTCATTTTATTGCTATTGCTCCTACAAATGTGTGATTTCTCCAAAAGGGTTGTATATCTGCAAACCCAGCCTCATGCAACATATGAGTGATTTCTGACCATGTATTAGGTTTCATCATATGTCTTAACGTTCTTTCCTTGTCCATGATATCTTCTGTATCAAAGGATTTTCTTTTGTAATCATAATAATTAAATGTCAACATGTCTTGAAAGTTTGCATTCTCACAGATTGTTTTCTCTGCAAAGATAAATGCACCACCATCATTTAATCCATTATAGATATTACCCAGTACACTCTGTCTATCTCTCTTTGGCATGAACTGCAAAGTAAATATAGACGTTACAAGAGATGCATTGATAATCTGTATTTCCCTGGCGTCTTCTTGTTCAAAATATACCCATGCATTAGGATCAAATTTTTCGATCTCAACTTTGCGTTTATAAAGATCCTTTTGAAATCCATCTGCAATCTCAATGCCCCACCAACTTGCATCAGTACAATGATCGTAGTTGGCCTCAATCAATCGTTGTGTCATCTTACCTGTAGAACACCCAATGTCATATACATTGGTATCATTCTCTACAAAGTAACGAGACATCGATACTACATCTTCAAGTAGATTACTGTACCCTCGAATACTTTTTTCGATATGATCGTCGAAACCTTCTTCTCTGTGTGCAAAAGTAAAATCTGCCATCATAAATCCTTTAATACATTTTCATATACAGACGATGCCAACGCCTTCATCATTAGAGGTGGCACCATCCTACCAATTCTTTCTGCCTTCTGATTCCATTTACCTGTAAGTTTGAAATCATCTGGTAAAGACATTATACGACATAATTCACCCAATGTCAACTTCCTCGGTTCATCCCAATGAAATGCACCAGCAGTAGTATCACCAGAACCCATTGCAGTCAATGTAGGAGCTGGTTGGTACTGTGAAACTCTTTTGAGATTAAAGTGATGACCTTTAGGATGGTAGTCCATACCACTCAAAACCTTTGGTGGATCTAACTCCATCTTACTACCTGTATCTCTCCAATACGCAGTTTTGGTAAACTTCTCGGTCAAATACTTTACTTCTTCGTCGTCATACACTAGATCAACCAGTACGTCTTTTAGAGGCAATACTTCTTTACTCGGTGAAGGAAAGACGTGCGATAGTGTCAGAAAATTTAGATCAGTCTTTTCCATGATGTCTCTGCGAATACCAACAAAGAAGACTCTGGTTCTAGTCTGAGATATACCATAGTATCTACTGTCAAGAACCTGTGTTGCAATTTCATAACCAATACTGTTAAAGGTATTCTGTATCTTGTTGTAGTATTTCTTGGCCTCACCGATAGTCAAACCCTTTACATTCTCACCGATAATAATCTTTGGTCTGATATCATCTGCAACTCTTAGAAACTCAAAGAACAGATCTTCGATGTTTTCTACCATCTTACCATCAGAATAGTTTTTGGTCTGACCCCACCCATCAGAATGTTTACCATCTTTAGAGTGCGACAACTTGCCCGCCACTGAGAATGCAGAACAAGGTGGTGAACCGTCAAGTATATCTAGTTCTCCAACATCAAGTCCAGCGATATCCAGAAAGTCTTTTCCTGTCAGTTTCTTGATGTCGCCAGGGATAATAGGTGTGTCTGGATAGTTCTCTGCATAGGTGTTCTGTGCCTCTTCGACAAATTCGTTTATGCATAGTATTTTACCACCAGCCAATCGATAACCTGTAGAACTACCACCCCCACCAGCAAAGGTAGAAATGACATTAAATTTATTCTGTTTAGATGCGTCACGCACATCTTGCAATGTGTAAGGTTTGTATTTCATTTTATTATTATACCAAATATTGTGTTGAATGTCAACCGAATATGTCATCCAACGTGTTTCGTTCTTTACTCGACCAACCAATCGCTTCAAGGATCGGTTCCAAGGGATCTAGGAAAGTTTTTGCAAACTGTGTTTTGTAATCAATATAATCATTCAGTTGCAGATCTGGTGGTAGATAATCTGCGAAAGCAATTACATTTTCTTTCGTCGGATTTGGTAACGTAAGGTACATAAATTTAATCTTCTCACCATTCTTGATTACGTCGTGTTGTTTGAGTAAACCATTCTTTTCCATATGATGATTATATAGCAAACTTGCACGGACGTGAATTGGTGTACCCTTTTTATAAATAGACTTCTTGTCTATCCATTTTGTCAGTTCGGAAACTCCACGTGGAAACGATATAGACTCTGCGGGCAGTTCATTGAACTCTTTACGGAAGTTATTGATATATGCCTGTGTCTCTCGTTCTGTTCCTTCCACAAGGATCTTGTAGATCTCTTTGAACTTCTCACGCACCACCATTGGTGTCGAACTGCGAACTGCCTCAATCCCCATGATCTTGAGTTTGGGTTCTGCATACTGCACACCCTCAGAGTTGTGTACGTTTAGAATGTATCTCTTCTTGGCCTGCCAGATACCAGACGATGCAATGACTTCACGATCCATTACCATACGATTGTCATATGCATTCATGTGGTCAAACATCTGTGCATAGGACTTCTCGAACAATGGAACAAAGTGATCAGAACAAATTTTGTCCAGTGCCTTGACAGGATCTTCTGGTTTCAGTGTTTCGACAAACTTACCAAAGTCAACATACAAACTGTCAGTGTCGATTGCGAGAACATAGTCTTCTCCATCTGTTTTCAGTATCTTGTTCATCTCAGTGTTGATGGTGCGTTCTGCCCACTTAATCGCAAGTTGACCAGACAACGTGATACCTTCTGCAACACTCTGGTCAAAGTATCTGAAGTATTGGTTACCCAATGCACCATAGAGACTATTGAGTAGGATCTTAATGGTCATTTGTTTGTTATGTAACTGACCAATCAATCTTTGGTTTTCTGCCGTAGGATTCTTCTGTTGAATGCGTTCCGCCTCAATCATCTGGTTCTTGACTGCCTTGCGTTCTGCGTAGTAGTTTACAATGATCTTGGGCAGAATACCCTGTTCTTGTTTCTTGAACGTCGAACCGTTTGCAGCCACCGCATACCTGTCTTCATTCGTCGCGTTGTCCATGTAATGATCAACACCACTTGCAAGTTGTTTATGTGCGAGTGTTTCGGGTGACATGTTGTACTGCACGATTAGGTTTGGATACAGTGAATTTAAATCAAAAGAAACAACCCAATTGTGTTTACCAATCTTAGGATCTTTCACATAACCGCCAGGATATGCAGATTTGGTTTTACGAATGTTTGGTGGAATTACAATGTTCTGACGGTTCAATTCCCGATAGATAATACTATCCCATATACCTGTCGTTCCAAATGCGTCCTGATAGTTTACACCACCCTTGTACGCCATAGTGCAACCCAGAGTAATCAGATCCATACTGTGATCGATACGTTCAACCAACTCAACGTCTTTGATGTTATAGTCAATGAATAGTTGGTGGTTCTCTTTGTAGAGTGTGTGTAGGTTACCATACTCTTCATATGACATTTTCTTCTCACCAAGAACAACACTGGCAATGTGGTTCAAGGAATAACTTTCCTGAGGCCCATAGGTGTAACCCCACTTCTGGAATAGGTCATAGTAATCCATCATACCAATTCCAGTCAGTTCGTAGGCATCCATGTTCCTACCTTTGAAACTAACCTGACGTTCACTGACCAATCCCCAAGGTGACAGTGCCTTGACTGCCTTGTCAGATCCGACACGTGCAAGTCTGTTTACGATATAGGGAATATCAAAGAACCGAATGTTCCAACCAGTGATGATGTCGGGATAATCATTTCTCCAATGTTCTAGGAACTTTGCAAGTAATTCGACTTCCGACTTACACTTACGATACTGGATGGTCAGATGTTTGTGAGGCGTCTGTTCTGCATCATAGTCATCTAGACCCCAGACATGATAGACAGAAGACTTAGAACTTTTGAGTGTGATTGACACGATTGGATGCAGAGCCTCAGACGCATGGGGAAACCCATCATCAGATGCAACTTCAATATCGAAGTTGACCACGTTGAGTAGTTCTCTTTTCCACTGGATCTCTTGGGGAAACTTAGAGGTAATGAATTGATGGATAAAGTTTCCGTTACCGTGTACGTCAAACGCCTGTACGTCTTCGTACTGTTTCTGGAAGTCTTTCGCTTCCTTCATGGTCTTGAAACCTATCGGTTGAACCTCCTTACCATGCAACGTTTTCCATTGACTGGGTTTGTTGGACGGTACAAAAAATGTTGGTTCGAATTTGTATTTGTGCGAGATCGGATTACCGTTACCGTTGTAACCACGATAAAGAATCTGGTTACCGTATCGGGCAACCGATGTATAAAAACTATTTGTTGTCATGTGTGTATTATAACACGATTCGTCGTTTATGTCCACCGTCATAGTCACCAAATGCCCAATATCTTTCATCGCACCAATAACATTTCTGACAAGGTTCTGGTCTGTCTGCTGTACAGGATACAGTGATTGCCCTCAATCCGTCTAGTGCGTGTCGTTCATATTGGTATGCAATAAACTTTTTGTCTACTGCACCAAATGGTAACATCCAAGTCGTTTCGGAAATTTCTTTTAGTTCTTCTTCGTTTTTATCACCAGACTTACCCAACGGACGGTCTATATCCCACCCCTGAGTAACACCCCTGATTATGAAAGGAACTTTATATCTGCGTTGAATGTATTCATAATTAGCATTATGCAGAACTTCTTTACTGGTTGTTTCTGTTTTCTCATATCCAAACACGTGCAATGGTTGAATGATAGTAGTATCTCTCTGATGCCACTTTACCCAT